GGGTAGGCTACCCTACCAACTTCCTCTACAAACGGCTCCTACACCCCTCAAATCAATTCCTAGCGCCATCAAAACAATTCCTCCACCACCTTCCACATTTCCGGGCGGCTATTTTTCATCACCACCAGGTCTTTCGCATAAGCGGTCTGACCGGTCTTGTAATTCCTCGCAAACCAGTAATTCGCCTTATGCGGCGCCTTCGTGCTGGCGCACACCTTAAACGTCGCCCAGTCTGCCGAGTGCGCCTGCTGCTTTTTAAACATCACCCACTCCACTCCATCCTTGTCCATCCACCTTCCAACCTCATCCCAATCCACCGGCAAATTTCCACAATACATTTTTCTCATCTTTTTCTCCTCGGTATCGATTCATCCCGCTGGGTAACGGATAACGTAACTACCCCTCCTTAAGAAAGGGGGTAGATTACAGTTACCCTGTTTCCCACCTTTGCCCCCGGGTAACTGTTACGCGTAGTTACGTTTTGTTACCCTAACTTATTATGGCTTTTTGGGCCATTTATCCTCTGTTTTTCCTCATCATCATCGCACTGGCGTGAACCTGATCGACGAGCGACCAACCATGCTCAAATGGCTCAATAACCTCTGCGATTAATAACTCTGAAATCAACTTTCCGGTGGCACTTGGCTTCACATACAACTTCGCAGATGCCTCAGTTAAGTCCAAGTTATCCACAAGGTAGGTCATCAACCCAGACCTGCTGACATAGGGAAAACCATTAGAAACTTCTGCCCCAGATGCCCACCAAGCGTTCTCAAATGTCTTGCGATGCTGCTCCAACTTACTGTCTTTTTTCCTCTCAACGGGTGCATTTGCTGGAACCAATACTGCACTTTTGACTGGCTCATTGTCCTCATCAAACCACCCCGGAATCTGAACTTGCTCGATATTGGCGTACAGTGGCTCGGAAATTTCCGAGTCCTTTGACTTCCTCTGAACGATCTGCATTGGCGCATCTTCGCGCTGGGGAATCACACTGATTTCAATGTCAAGCGCACCTCTCCAGGCTGATGAACCACGCGCACGGTGCTGTGCCTCTTCGGATACACCCGTGTGGTGAACCAATATGACGCTGCACCCGAATTCGTGCATAAGACCCGCGCAGGCATCCAACATGCTTTTGGTGTCTTGAGCGCTGTTCTCATCGCCATGTAAAAACCTGTGCAATGTATCAACCACAATCACGCTTGGCGGCTTTGGTAGCGACCGGATGTGCTCAACGACCTTCTGGTAGCCGGCGGGCGTGTTCAGATCGCACCCGTCCTTAGATACCCACATGTTCAGGTGCTCAGCTTTGTGATAATGACGCCACGCGGCTATACGGCCACGCAATCCGTGGTGGCCCTCGCCCGCCAGGTACACTACATTCCCATTCTTTACCCGATTGCCGCACCACTCGGTCTTTTGGCTGGCGATTCTCATGCACCAGTCCAGCACCAGAAATGTCTTGCCACCCCCGCTTGGGCCGTGAACCATCATCAGTGCGTTGTCTTGCAGCCAGTGCTTGATTAGCCATGAAATCGGGGCCGGCTGGCCACTAAAGTCATCTGCTGGCATGAGCCAGTTATCCTTTGGCGGTGACAATAGGCTTTCTAACTCATGCCCAGCCTGGACATAATCGTTGGCGTCGCCTTCGATTGGTGGCATGACCATTCTGGCGCCGTACTTGGCACACGCCTGCTCTGCGTAGCGCTGCCCAACGCCTGACGAATCATTATCAGCAACGATAACAATGTCCTGCGCTGCTCCAAACTGTTCTCGCATGGCGCCGGTCACTGGCACGATGTTGCTGGCGCTGTACGCCACAACGCATGGCCTATTCGTTGTCTCATGGATTGTCGCGGCTGTGGCAAACCCTTCGGCCACATAGAGCGGCCCTGGCTCATCCATCGTTCCTAGCATCCAGAACCGCCCGCCTGTAGCGCCGCCTGGGTGATAGAGCTTGCCTCCATCATGGGCAATGTATTGGAGACTTGAGAGTGTGTTTGTCGAGTCGTATAGGGGTACGACAAGCCTGCCGTCACCCGTAATGCGAGAGCCGTGGACACCGATCCCTTTGCGTTTGAGATACGGGTGGTCAGCGCTTGCCGACTGCGCCTCAGTCCAGATCTTCTCAACGGTGGAACTTGCCACCTCATGCTTTCGCTCTAACTCTGCATCTCTTAGCGCCTTTGCCTCAATCAGACGGCGGGTGTGCGTGTGTTCTTCCTCAACGGTGAGGCGCCTGCCAATGTCTGCCTTCCAGGTGACCTCAACTCCTGACCGCCAGCATCCAAAACGCCCGGCGGGTATGCCATCACCAAAGATTAAATACCATCCGGGTTTGTCCCCGGCTCCGCTAACCCCCTTTGTGCCGCTGCGAAAGCGGTGGATCTTTCCGTCCATGTAAATCTGCTCTGGCGGCACAAGTCCTGCCTGCCTCATTGCATCCATCAGTTGCGCTTCGGGTGGCGCAACATATTTCTCTGGGGGCGGCGCCCACGGCCCGCCAAAGACGTTTGATAAATCTGCCATTGTCTGATGTCCCTTGTTTTTGTGGCTGGTTGCTTGGTGGTAGGTACTTACTTGATGCTATTCAGATAATCCAATAGTTTGCGTACGGTCGTGTATTTTGGATCAGTTGCGCCATTAATTAAACGATAAATTGCATTAGGGTGTACCCCTACTGCCTTGGCCACCGCCTGCACGTTCCTGTCTGCCATCAACTTCTTAATTTCCTCGATCTCCAACATTTTTTATCCTTTCGTGTAAAAAAAATGTGTTTGAGTGTTGACAGATTAACACCAAGTGTGAGAATATTCAATCACTCCACGACTGGAATGGTTCCGAATGTTGGAGAAACTAGGAGAAATGCGATGGCTGTTTCATTAAAGAACACTGGGAATTTGCATTCCCAAGGTGTGAAGATGTTGGTCTATGGTCAGGCTGGTGCGGGCAAGACGTCCCTCATTCCAACGCTGCCCAATGTTGTGGTGCTGTCTGCCGAGGGCGGTCTGTTATCGATTCAGGATGCAAAGCTGCCGTTTATTGAGATTTCTTCGATGAGCACTTTGAAGGAAGCCTACGAGTGGCTGACAGAATCTGCTGAAGGCAAAGCGTTTGATTCCGTTGCGCTTGATTCGATTAGCGAGATCGCCGAGGTGGTGCTGAACTACGAGAAGAAGATCGCCAAAGATCCGCGCCAAGCATACGGTGCTATGCAAGAGCAGATGACGGATGTGATCCGATCATTTAGGGATCTGCCCAATAAGCATGTGTACTTTTCTGCCAAGCTAGAAAAGCAGGCTGACGAGATGGGCAAGATTCTGTACTCGCCATCGATGCCGGGTAACAAGACTGGCCAGGCTCTGCCTTACTTCTTTGATCTGGTGATGGCTTTGCGGCTTGAGCGGGACGCCGAAGGTGTGGTGCAACGTGCGCTCATGTGTGATTCGGATGGGCTGTGGGTCGCTAAAGATCGCTCTGGCAAGCTAGACGCCTGGGAGACACCCGATCTGTCGCACATCATCAACAAGATTGGGGGTGCCTAATGAGCATGTCAGGTCTTGTTAGAGACTGGCTGCGCACTAAAGAGATCGAAGAAGCAGCCATTCGGGATCGTCGTGCCGCAGAGGATCGGATGTTAAAAGGCTTTGACATCCCTGAAACCCTGGAAGGCACGGCCTCACGCAACATCGGTGAGTACGAGATCAAGATCACCGGCAGGATGAATCGGAAAGTGGACGCCGAGAAGCTGCAAGAACTGGCGGCTGAAGCTGGGCTGTCTGAACACTTGGCGAGTCTTTTTCGTTGGAAACCAGAAGTCAACATCAGCGTATGGAAGGCGGCAGCACCTAGCATTACCGCTCCGCTCACTGGCGCTATCACTACTACGGCGGGTCGCCCGTCATTCAAAATCGAGAGGAAATAACATGTCTTTTTTAGAGCACACATTTGATGTAGACCAACTCCCCCAAGGCACCGGCGGGTTTGACGTAGTGCCCCCCGGCTGGTATTCAGCCAAGATTGGTGGGGCTGAATTGAAAGACACGAAAGCTGGCAACGGTCAGTACATCTCCGTTCGCTATGACATCACGGGGCCGTCGCACCAGGGT